CCACCGCCAACGTCATCGGCGGCGTCAATGCCACCACTGGTAACTACGAGGGCTTGAAAGCCCTGCTGGGCGCCGAATCGAAGCTTGGCGTGGTGCCGCGCATCCTGGTGGCGCCTGGCTTCACCCACCAGCGCGACAACGCTGCCAACGCCGTCGTGGCCGAGCTGAAAGGCATTGCCCAGCGCATGCGCGCTGTGGTCATCGCCGACGGCCCCAACAAGAACGACGAGGCCGCAATCCAGTACGCCGGCGACTTTGGCGACGCTCGCGTCTATGTGGTCGATCCCTGGGTGCTGAAGCTCGACGACAAGGGCAAGACTGTGGCGGCTCCGGCGAGCCCCTGCGTGGCAGGCCTGCTCGCTCGAATCGACAACGACGAGGGCTTCTGGGTCTCGCCCTCGAATCACGAGATCAGCGGCATCGTGGGTACTGCGCGGCCGGTCGATTTCACGCTGGGCGACAGCAACGCGCGCGCCAACCTGCTCAACGAGAAGAAGATCGCCACCATCGTGCGCCAGGACGGCTACCGGCTCTGGGGCAACCGCACGCTTTCATCCGATCCCAAGTGGGCGTTCCTGTGCGTGCGCCGCACGGCCGACATGATCAACGAGTCGCTGCTGCGCGCGCACCTCTGGGCTGTGGACAAGGGCATCACGAAAACCTACCTGGAGGACGTGACCGAGGGCGTCAATGCGTATCTGCGCAACCTGACGGCCAAGGGCGCCATCATCGGCGGAAGCTGCTGGGCCGATCCGGAGCTGAACACCGCCGACCAGATCGCCCAGGGCAAGGTCTACTTCGACTTTGACTTCACCCCCGTCTACCCGGCTGAGCACATCACGTTCCGCAGCCACCTCACCAACAAATACCTGACGGAGCTGTTCTGATGGCTGCCCGCGATGTACGCAAGAACTTTAACCTCTTCGTCGACGGCAAGGGATACGCCGGCCAGGCCGAAGAGTTCACGCCCCCGAAGCTGACGCTGAAAACCGAAGAATTCCGGGGCGGCGGCATGGATGGCCCTATCGAGCTGACGATGGGCCTGGAAAAGCTCGAAGCCAGCTTCTCCCTGATCGCCTACGACCGTGAAGTGCTCAAACACTTCGATGTCCGCGAAGGCGCGGTGCTGCCGCTCACGCTGCGCGAGGCGCTGGAATCGTTCGATGGCGCGGTCACGCCTGTGGTGCATTCCATGCGCGGCAAGATCCGCGAGATCGATGCTGGCACGGTCAAGCCCGGCGACAAGGTGGGCCTGAAGATCACCGTGGCGCTGACCTACTACAAGCTGCAGCACGGCAAGGACGTGGTGCACGAGATCGACATGGAGAACATGGTGCGTGTCATCAACGGCACGGACTCCATGGCCAGCACCAGGGCTGCGCTCGGGATGTGACGCTCAGGGCGAATTGACGACATGGCCGGCAGCAGCCGGCCTTTTCTTCCTGCCCGTTTCCGGGCGGGGAACACGACCAGGACAACAGCATGGCAAAGAAAGTGGAGCCGGCCGACGCCGGCCATGTGGATATCGAACTGTCGCGCCCCATTGAGATCGATGGCGTGCAGGTGACGACGCTGCGGATGCGGGAACCTACGGTGGCGGATCAGCTGGCGGTTGAGGACGCGAAGGGAAGCTCCGCCATGAAGGAAGTGATGCTGGCGGCAAATCTGTGCGACGTGACTCCTGATGACATCAAGAAGCTGACGCTGCGAGATTACGAAAAGGTGCAACGAGCATTCACGGGTTTTATTCGCTGACCAGTGAGTATGTGCGGGCTGGCGTGCTGGCGCTGGCCTCGCATACCGGCTGGTCGTGCGCGGAGATCATGGCCATGCGGACTGCGCGCTTTGTCTGGTGGCTGGAAGGGTTGCCGAGGAGCGGAGGATGATTCGCGCAGCCATCGGACCATGACGTCGCCTGGCTCCGAGTCTCTTCATTGCACCTCGATAACCTGACGATCATAGGGTCGACAAATGAGTCTGGATATTGCCGCCACCATAACCATCGGCGCAGCGTTGACGGGGACATTTGTCCCCAACGTGAATCGAGTTAAAGGGCTTGTCGGAAGAATTGGGGATGGCCTGGATGCGCTAAGAAGTCGTCAGAAAGAACTTAAGGGCGCGATCAAGGAGCTGTCCAAAGAGGAGAGTTCTGCACACCTTAAGAGGATCGGGGAGTTAAAACTTGAGTTTGACCTGAATAAGAAGAAAATTGAAGCCCTGAAAATGGAGAAAGGGATTGTAAGCAGTCTCGGAGAATCCTATGAAGCAGGGAAGCAGCGCATCAAGAAATCAGTGGTTCATATTGGTGCTGCAGTTCATTTAACGAAGAGGGCGCTGGGGCGCCCTCTACGGGCGGCCATTGAGCATGAGTCCGGTATGCTGGGCGTAGCCAAGCAAATGGATGGACTTCGCGACGAAAAAACCGGCAAGCTAACGGACAAATACTATCAGGTGGAAGATGCCGTCTGGGGCATGTCAGAGAAGCTGCCTATCGCCGTGGGCGAAATACGAGGCATGCTCGAAAGCGCTGGACAGATGGGCATCAAGGAGATAGAGCAGGCCGAGCCTTTTGTTCTCTCCGTAGGGAAGACCGCAATTGCACTGGACCTTGATCGAAATCAAGCCGCCACGGACATGGCAAAGCTGGCGACAATCTTTCAGATCCCGGTGCAGGATATCGAGCATCGCATCGGAGATGCGATCAACAAGCTGGCAGACAACTCGACGGCCACAGGGTCGCAGATCATCAATATCCTGAAGCGGATAGGGGGTAACGCCAAGTTCGCCAATATGTCCGAACACGATTCGGCAGCTCTTTCGGCATTCATGATGAGCGTGAGCACCAGCGAAGAGGTGGCAGCGACCGCTGCCAACGCGCTTATTCGAGAGCTATCGGTGGCAGAGATGCAGCCCGATCGGTTCCAGTCAGGCCTCGCGACTCTCGGGCTGGACGCCAAGAAGCTCCAGCAGGACATGGCGCAGAAGCCCACCCAGACGATTCTGGAAGTGCTGAAGAAGCTGAATGCCGCCAAGCCCGAGGAGCGAGCGACGATATCCACCCAGCTCTTCGGAAAGGAATACGGCGACGACGTTGCCAAGGCTGCTATTGGCATCGATACGTTCGAGAACTATTTGCGCGTTGCACGCAGCGCAGAGGCCAGCGGAAGTATTCAGCGCGAGTTCGATGCCAAGCAAGACAGCATGGAATACAAGCTTCAGCGAATGAACAACCAGCTGGAGCGTCTCTATACGAACCTAGGCCAGGCGTTCATAGGACCAGTTGGCGACATGGTTGAGTTGGTCAGTAAGGCTGGCAAGGCGCTCGCCGCCTACGCTAAGGAGCACGCCGGCGTCTTCAATACGCTCTTCTCTGTTGGCGCGACTCTCGTCGCGGGGGGAATCCTAACGAAGGTCGCTATCCTGATCTATGGATTCGGGCAGGCAGTGGTGTCACTACTCCGGACGCTAGGCAAAGCTGCAGGACTGATTCGCAGCGAAGCCAAAGGGTTCTCGGGCATTGAGGAGCGGCTACTTCCCGTGGAGGAGAGGCGTGATCTTAGACGCCGTCGTCGCATGGAGCGAGTCAGAGGGCTAGGCCGCAGTTACGGCCGGGCTCGGGCGGTCGGCGGCGTGACCAATGCCGTGTCGATAGGTATGTGGGGCAGAGGCGCTTCTGTGCTGGACCGATTGTCAGGCGCCTGGAGACGGGCAGGCTCGGCGGCACGTTTGGCTGGGCGCGGCTTCAGTTTTGCCTTCCGATTGTTGGGTGGGGGCCTGCGCGGCATTTTCAATGTGCTGAGATTAAGCCCCTTGGGCATGGTTTCTGTCTTACTGGAGAGCTCGATTTCAATGATTCTCCAGCGATGGGACTCCTTCAAATGGTTCTTTGACGAGGTCGAATACAAAGTGACCCACTTCAAAGAGACGATGGACGAGATCAGCAAGGCATCGGGGTACGACAAGGCACGGACCCTTGTCAGCGACGGCATCGAGAGTTTCGCGAATTGGTGGAATGACAGAGACAGGGTGCGAGCCGATGCGTCAGTGATGACAAGCCGGGATGTGGCCAATATGGTGCCCCCGCCGCCCCCGCCTGACATGCAAGCAATCCAACCGAGAGCGGCCACGGTCACCAACGATCACAGCACCACCAATATCAACGTCGTCCAAAAGCCCGGCGAAGACAGCGACGGTCTTGCGCGGCGCATCGCTCAGGAGCTGGAGCAGGCGCGAACTGCCCGGCAGCGCGGTGTCATATATGACCCTGTAGGCGCCTTCTGATGAACGGTAGACTGTTCCGTGCATATTGTCACGCGGCCCGACGTGTTGCCGTGGATCAAGTGTGTGGCGTCCTTCATAATGTCCGCCCAAGGCAAGGCAATGAGGGCTCAGCATGGATCCGCGAGGCGAAGAACAGTCAGACATCCTTCGGAGAGCCGATGAAGCAATTGCAAGATCCAAAGCAACGCGCGCCGATATCGATCGGATGCTTTTCTGCCATAGCCTGGGTGTCATCCTCCGTTTCGTGGGCTTCGTCGTCTGCTGCTACCTGGGAGGCGTACTGCTCCACGGGAAATGGCTGTGGTGGTCCGGATAGGCGCGCTCCGTCGCATGTTGCAGATCTAGGGAGCGTTTCGTCATGAACGGCCACGCCCTAGCCGCCCCTGTCATGATGCAGCTCGGCGCCTTCCAGTTCGGCATCAACACCGCCGCCTACCAGGGACTGTCGCGCTCGGACGAGTGGCGCTGGCCTGACCAGGAGCGCTTCGGCCAGGCCCCGGCCCTGCAGTACACCGGCCCCGGTGCCACCACCATCACTCTCGACGGCATCCTGTACCCCGAATGGCGCGGCGGCCTGGGCCAGCTCGATGCCATGCGCGCCGAAGCCGGCCGGGGTAAACCGCTGGTGCTGGTCGACGGCCGTGGCCAGGCGCTGGGCATGTGGGTCATCGAGCGCGTGGACGAAAGCCAGAGCATCTTCGC